CTTTGAAAATTCTCCGGGGGTAATTTTTGAAATTGCCCTTTCTGTTTTTTCTTAGGTGGTACTTAAAGTGACTTGTAAGCAAAATGTTTAAATTTTTCTATACTGAGACCTCCGAAATGTCTGATGTAATAAATTGTTCATGGTATTGTTTATTCTCCTTTCTATATGCGAATAAATCTATATATAAAGAGTCTTATAAGTCACTTTAAGTGCTATCTAAGAGATGTAAAACGTTGTCATAACTGTTAAGAAAGGAGAAGTAAACATGGCAAAAGTCAAGACATCAAAGTCCTCTGATAAGTCAGGCAAGCTTAAACCAGCATTAACACCAGAGGCAAGAGAGAATCAGTTGATATTTTTAGCTACTGAGTTAGCTGAACAACAATTAAGAGATGGTACAGCATCTTCACAAGTAATAACACACTATCTAAAGCTAGGTTCTACAAAAGAACGTCTGGATAAAGAAGCTAAAATAGAAGAGATAAAATTATTAAGAGCTAAAACAGAGAACTTACAATCTTCTAAGAGAAGTGAGGAACTTTATGCAGAAGCTATTGCAGCTATGAGGAGGTATAGTGGTAATGGTGATGTTGAAGAAGAACCAGAAGAATATTAGAACTTATTCAGAGTTGATTAAACTATCAACATTTGAAGAGAGATTCGAATATTTAAGATTAGATGGAAAAGTTGGAGAAGAGACATTTGGGTTTGATCGATATTTAAATCAGATCTTCTACAAGACTCCTGAATGGCAGGAGATTAGAAACAAAATAATCATTCGTGATTATGGATGTGATTTAGGTATTTCCGATCTAGAGATTCAAGGAAAGATTCTTATTCATCATATGAATCCTATTTCAAAAGAAGACATCTTGAATCGTACTGAATATCTACTTAATCCTGAGTATCTTATCTGTACAAGTAAGAGAACTCATGACGCTATCCATTATGGTAATAGTGATCTATTATATACAGAACCAATAGAGAGATTTAAAAATGATACATGTCCTTGGAGACAATAAAGGAGAGTAAAAGATATGACAATAAAATTTTATAAAGGAGACAATCATGAAACATCATTCAGATTGAAAAATTTTGATGGTGTAATTGAGAATGTATTTTTTACTGTAAAAGATAATAATAAGAATGTCAAAATAACAAAAGAACTTGGTAAAGGCATTACTTATAATAATGGTTGGTACAATATTATGTTTGAACCGAAAGATACTGAGAACTTATCTTGTGAAAAGATGATCTATGTTATTAAAATTTTGGTAAACGGTTTATTGTATACAATACATACTAATAAGTTTGATTTGGATGAGATTTAACTTATGAGTCAAAATAGTTTTGAAATTGAATTCAAAATAAAACCTACCAAGTTCGAAATAGAAATGAAAGATGTTGTAAAAGAAGTATTTCCAGAGTTAGAAGATTTGGAAGTTATACCTACTGCTGAAGAACAGAAATTTAAATCAGAAATGTATGGTTATAATAATGTAACTGTGAAAGCTATAGAAACAGAAGAGATTACAATTCAACCAGGAGCAGAAGAACAAGTAAAAGAAGGTATATTTAATAAAGTAACAGTACTTGGAGATGAAGATTTAAAACCTGAAAACATAAAAAAAGGAACTAATATTTTTGGCGTTGAAGGAATTGGTAATATGACTAATGCTAAAATAACAGATTGTAGCCATTTGTTTTGGAAAGGTGCAAGAATAGATAATTTAGATAATATTTTAGTTTTATGTGATTGGGACAAAATAACAAACTGTAATGAAATGTTTTATAGTTGTTCTAGTATAACATCATTAGACGTAAGTAATTTTAATACAAGTAATGTTACTAATATGAGGTATATGTTTAATTCATGTTCTCATTTAGAATCATTAGATGTTTCTAATTTCGATACAAGTAATGTTGTTACTATGGAAGGCATGTTCGCTTACATTCAGACTATGTCGTCTATAGATTTGTCTAATTTTGTTACAAGTAATGTTACTGATATGAGCTACATGTTTGCTAGTTCTAATAAGTTTGTATCGTTAAATTTGTCTGATTTTGATACAAGCAATGTTGTTACTATGAAATGTATGTTTTCTTGGTGTAGTAAATTGGAATCGTTAGATATAAGTAGTTTTGATATGAGTAATGTTAATTATGTAGATAGTATGATTTATTATTGTATGAATTTAGTAGATTTAAAATTTGGCAAAAATCTAGGTAAAAGTTATAAGTATAAAACTGTTAATTCTTCAGACCATAGATTAGATTTATCATATTGTACTAAACTAACACATGACAGTTTAATGAGTGTTATTAATAACTTATACGACTTGAATATAACTTATAGTTTAATAGGTGATGGGACATTATACAGACAAAATTTAAAATTAGGTTCAACTAACTTAGCAAAACTAACTGCTGAAGAAATAGCTATTGCAACAAACAAAGGATGGAATGTAACTTAAAATAATAAGGAGGTAAAGAAATGGGAAAACACAATTATCACAATTTTTCACAATTTAAAAGACCAGAAAATAATGTAGTAACTGAGGAAGAATTAAATCCTTTAGCTACTGTTGCTGAAGAAACAGTTGAAGAAGTATTTGATAATGTTATCGAAGAAGTTATCAACGAAGAACCAGTAATTGAAGAAGTAAAAGGATATTTAACAAATTGCGCTAAATTAAATGTTAGAGCAACAGCTGCTAAAGATGCTAATGTATTATGTATACTTGATCGCGATGCAGAAGTAATAGTAGATCTTGATAATTCTACTTCAGAATTTTATAAAATTTGTACTTCAGCAGGAGTTGAAGGATATTGTATGAAACAATTTATAGCTGTTAAATAAGAGGTGATGTTATGGAAAGTATATTAACATCAATTAAGAAATTATTAGGTATAGCAGAAGAATATAAAGTTTTTGATCCAGATCTTATTATGCATATCAATACTGTATTTATGACTCTTAGACAATTAGGAGTTGGACCTGTAGAAGGTTTTAGAATAGAAGATGATATGGCTACATGGAATGATTATGTAATTGAATCAGAAAACTTAGATGCTGTTAAATCTTATATTCATCTTAAAGTTAAATTGTTATTCGATCCACCTCTTAATTCATCTGTTATAAATGCTATTCAACAATCTATCAGTGAGTTAGAATGGCGATTAAGATTACAAGCAGAAACAAATTAACAGGAGGTGTGAATATGGATAATCAAAATGAACTTCAACACCATGGAATTTTAGGAATGAAATGGGGAATAAGACGATATCAAAATAAAGATGGTAGTTTAACATCAGCAGGTCGTAAAAGAGCAAATAAATTAAGAGATGAATATTTACAAGTAACTGGCAAGAAATTAACTGGTTATGCTCTTAAAACTAAAACAAAATCTAAACCTTCAAGTCAAAATAAAGATACTGATAAAAAGAAAAGTATAAATGAAATGACATTAGATGAATTAAGAGAAAAAACTACTAGAATGAAAGCTGAAAAAGATTATATAGAAGCTCAAAATAATCTTAGAAATTTAAATCCAAAACAAGTTTCTAAAGGTAGAGCTTTTGTTAATTCTGTAGCTGGGGAAATGATAAAACCAGCAGCTGTAAATATAGGTAAACAAGTATTTTCATCATTATTTGCTTATGGTATAAATAAAGCATTTGATCTTGATAGCGATGCTAAAAAAGAGTATAAAATGCACACAAACAATAAAAAGAAAGATAAATAAGGAGTAATTTTATGGCTTTATCAAACACTGCCGTACCTAAATATTATGGCATGTTTCGTGATGCCGTAATGAGAGGTGAAATACCAGTATGTGAAACCATTTCTATGGAAATGAACAGAATAGATGATTTAATTAAGAACCCTGGAATTTGGTATGATGACCAAGCTATTCAGGGTTTTATTGATTATTGCGAAAATGAATTAACATTAACAGATGGTGAAAACCTTACACTTCTAGATTCGTTTAAGTTATGGGCCGAACAAATATTTGGTTGGTATTACTTTGTTGAAAGAAGTGTCTATGTACCATCAAAAGATGGACATGGTGGTCATTATGTTAAAAAGCGTATAAAGAAAAGATTAATTAATAAGCAATATTTAATAGTAGCCAGGGGTGCTGCTAAATCAATGTATGAATCATGTATTCAAAGTTTCTTCTTAAACATTGATACATCTACTACAGAACAAATCACAACAGCCCCTACAATGAGACAAGCTGAAGAAGTTATGTCTCCTATTAAAACCGCTATAGCAAGATCTAGAGGACCTTTATTCAAATTCTTAACTGATGGATCATTACAAAACACAACAGGTTCTAAAGCTGATAGAGTGAAATTGGCTTCTACTAAAAAAGGAATTCAGAATTTTCTGACTAATTCTATTATAGAAGTTAGACCTATGTCTATTGATAAGATTCAAGGTTCAAGAGCTAAGATCTGGACTATCGATGAATGGTTATCAGGTGATATCAGAGAAGACGTTATAGGTGCTGCTGAACAAGGTGCTTCAAAGAATGATTACTATTTAATAGTAGCAACAAGTTCAGAGGGTACTGTACGTAATGGGCCTGGAGATTCAATCAAAATGGAGTTAATGGATATACTTAAAGGCGAGTATGTTAACCCTCATGTATCTATATGGTGGTATAAATTAGATGATATGAAAGAAGTTGCTAATCCTGAAATGTGGATAAAAGCAAACCCAAACCTTGGTAAAACAGTAACATATGAAACTTATCAATTAGATGTAGAAAGAGCTGAAAGAGTTCCTTCTCAAAGAAACGATATTTTAGCTAAACGTTTTGGAATTCCTACAGAAGGTTACACATACTTCTTCACATATGAAGAAACACTTAAACATAGAAAAAGTAATTATTATGGAATGCCTTGTGCATTAGGAGCAGACCTTTCTCAAGGTGATGACTTCTGTGCCTTTACATTCTTGTTCCCACTAAGAGATGGAGCATTCGGAATCAAAACTAGAAACTATATTACAGAACATACATTGATGAAATTACAACCAGCTATGAGACATAAGTATGATGAATTTATTCGAGAAGGTACTTTAATCGTTATGCCTGGTACTGTATTAGACATGATGGAAGTTTATGAGGATTTAGATAACTATATTATAGAAACTAATTACGATGTAAGATGTTTCGGGTTTGACCCATATAATGCTAAAGATTTTGTTGATAGATGGGAAAGAGAAAACGGTGCTTTTGGTATTGTAAAAGTTCCTCAAGGAGCTAAAACAGAGTCAGTACCATTAGGAGAGTTAAAGAAGATGGCCGAAGATAGATTATTATTATTCGATGAAGATCTTATGACTTTCACAATGGGTAACTGTATAACTCTTGAAGATACTAATGGTAATAGAAAATTATATAAGAAAAGATATGATCAAAAAATCGATGCTGTTGCGGCTATGATGGATGCATATATCGCTTATAGACAAAACAGAGATGCATTTGAATAGGGGGTGCAAGATGAATAATAAAGAATTATTTCACTCAGATATATATCTAGGTGAAGATTATAGTGATGGTATTCGTCACTGGAAATATGTAAAAAGAGAAAAATTATCTAATGGTAGATATAGATATTATTATAAAGATGACGAACTAGATAAAGTATATTCCGATTGGGAAAATACTATTGTTGATAGATCTAAAGCTCATAGTGATAAATGGAATAAAGAAATCGAATATGATAGAGCAACAAGTAAAAGAAAAACAGCAGAAAGAAATTTTCGTGAAAATACTACTATCGAAAACGGTAAA